CAGTATAGCGAAGGTGTTCAAAAGAGAATTTCCAAGTTAACTAAAAAATGGCGCGAAGCGGAAAGGCAAAAAGAAGCCGCTTTGGAATATGCTAAAGGAGGTCAGGTTGAACTTTCTCAATTAAGAACACGAATGGCGAAATTGGAGCCTAGTTATGTGAGCGCTATGGAAAATAGAGTTACATCAGGCCTAGAAGCTGCCAAAGCTAAACTTTCAAAAGCAAGAGAGGCCAATGATATCAACGCTGAAGTTGAAGCACAAAAAGATATTGCTAAATTAGGTGTTGAAGAATCTAGAGTTGCAGCTTTCAAGACTAGAGTTGAAGAAACTAAGGAAAAAGAAGTAAAAACACCTACTTTAGATCAGGCATTACAGCAACCGCCAGCAGATCCAAAAGCAGAGGCATGGGCAGACAAAAATGAGTGGTTTGGAAAAGACAATGCCATGACTTATACCGCTTTTGATTTACATAAAAAACTAACTGAGCAAGAAGGTTTTGATCCTAAATCAGATGAATATTATGATGAAGTTGATAAAAGAATGAGACTTGACTTTCCTCATAAATTTGGTAATACTAAAATACAGGAATCGACTAAACCTACACAAACAGTAGCTTCGGCTACGCGAAGTGTTAAACCTGGTCGCTCAACTGTGAGACTCACATCCTCTCAGGTAGCAATCGCTAAAAAATTAGGTGTGCCACTAGAAGAGTATGCAAAACAATAAAAAATCACGAAGGAGGCATAAGCATATGACCAAAGAAATGAAAACTTCCCGTGCGAGCCAAACCCGAGCAAAAACTGCTCAAAAAGTTGTTTGGACTCCACCATCATCTTTAGATGCACCCCCTGCACCTGCAGGATTTCATCACAGGTGGATAAGAGCCGAAACTATGGGCTTTACAGATACAAAGAACATAGCCGGCCGATTAAGATCAGGATACGAGCTTGTAAGAGCTGATGCATATCCAGGATCTGAATATCCAGTGGTGACGGAAGGCAAATACAAAGGGGTAATCGGAGTTGGTGGCCTATTGCTGGCAAGGATACCAGAAGAGATCGTCAAAGCGCGCGATGAGTATTTTAGAAAAATTACTCAAGACAAAGATGACGCGATTGAAAGCGATCTTATGAAGGAACAGCACCCAGGAATGCCGATCAATGCTGAGAGGCAAACCCGTGTAACCTTCGGTGGAACCAAGAAGGACTAATTTATTAGCGATTCCTAATCCAACGAATTCAAATTAATCGTAAACTACGAATAGTAGTTTACAAAGGAGAATAATATGGCAAATCAAGACGCAGCTTTTGGTTTTAGACCAGCAAGATCACAATCTGGTGGACAAATTAGAACTGAAGAAGCTAATATTGCTAATAACTACAATACAGCAATTTATACTGGACAAGTAGTTACAGCAGTTACAGCTGGTGGGATCACAGCAGCAGCAGCCGGAGACGTACAACAAGTAGGTGTTTTCGGTGGCGTGTTTTATACTGATCCAACCACAAATAAACCAACATGGAAAGCATACTATCCAGCTAGCACAGCAGCTGCTGATATTAAAGCTTCCATATACATGGACCCAGATATTGTGTTTGAAGCACAACACGATGAAACCGGCACAGCAGCCCTAAATTTCGCAACAGGGAACTTTGTAGGTGTGGCGGGAAGTACTACTACTGGACAATCAACTTCAGAAATAGACACTTCCGATTTTGATACTACTGCAGGTGGCTTTAAGCAACTCGGTATATCCAAAGATCCAGATAACAGTGATACAAGTTCAGCGAACTGCAACGCATATGTTGTGTTCAACCAAACTGAGCATGTATTTAAATTTGAAACAGGAGTATAGGAGTAAATAATTATGGCAATATCACGATCACAACTAGTTAAAGAACTAGAGCCAGGATTGAATGCACTATTCGGCCTGGAGTACAAAAACTACGCTAACGAACACACAGAAATTTTCAATTCAGAAAATTCAGACAGAGCTTTTGAAGAAGAAGTTATGTTATCTGGATTTGCGAATGCTTCTGTGAAACCTGAAGGTGGAAGTGTCAACTACGATGCGGCACAAGAAACTTTCACGGCTCGTTACACGCATGAAACGCTTGCTTTAGCGTTTTCAATCACTGAAGAAGCGATTGAAGATAACTTGTATGATAGACTCGCGTCTAGATATACAAAAGCATTAGCTAGATCTATGGCTAATTCTAAACAAGTTAAAGCAGCAAATGTTCTTAACAGAGCGTTTAACAGTTCATACACTGGCGGAGATGGTTTAGAACTTTGTTCAACAGCACACGTAATTGTGGCTGGAACAGAACAAAATGAACTATCAACTGCAGCAGACTTAAACGAAACTTCATTAGAGCAAGCAATGATTGACATTGCTGCGCTAACTGATGAAAGAGGTTTAAAAATTGCGGCTCAAGGAAGAAAAATGATTGTTCCTTCGGCGCTACAATTTACTGCTGAAAGATTATTAAAATCTGTCGGTAGAGTTGGAACAGCTGATAATGATATCAATGCAGTTGTATCTATGGGAATGGTTCCACAAGGTTATGTGGTTAATCATTACTTAACTGATACAGATGCTTGGTTCCTTAAAACAGATGTTCCTAATGGACTAAAACACTTTGTTAGAGCACCAATCAAAACCGCTATGGAAGGCGATTTTGAAACTGGTAACGTTAGATACAAAGCTAGAGAAAGATACAGCTTCGGCTGGTCTGACTGGCGTGGTGTCTTCGGATCACCAGGTGCGTAATAGCAACTAAAACTAATTAATGAGGCGGCCTCAAAACCGCCTCATTTCGACTATAAAGTAAGAAATTACCTATGAAAAACTTCATAATTAAAATTCGATATTGTGGCTATTCTGCGGACTTTGATGTTACGTGTGAAGACACCCCTCAAGGTATCGAAAAAGCAATCCTTGACAAACTAGGAAAAAATGAGGTAAAGTTCGAAAAAAACGGATTTACGAGTAAAGATCGTAAATGGATAACCTATGAGGAGGTTATAAATGACCGAAGACCTTTACAAACAAAAACGGTCCTTGGAGTTAGGATGGCAGTATGAGTATAATCAACTCGGAAAATATACTCTTAATATGGTCGAAATTGATGAGAAAATCAAAAGTATCATCACCCAGATCAAAGCCGAAGAGTTTAAAATTGCTGATAGAGAAAATAAAATTAGTGATTCGGCCCCCCAAGTTTCTGTGGCAACTTAGATAAACGCCACATCGCTGAAATCGTACTTTTATGCAGGGATCCCTTGCACTCTACTCAAATTTCATATATATTTTAATCACTATACAATTATTAATTGGATATAGACGCGTATAGTCGACGGCCTAGAGACTATATCCACATTAACTAGGAGGATTATAATTATGGCAAAAACAAACTTTTCGGGACCTATTACAACAGGACCGATACAAGTTAACACAGGCACAACTGTTGGGACAAATGTTAGAGATGCTGCTTTCATAGCGAATAGCATGTCTTTTCCATTTGATTTTAATAGTGTTGCTTATGCAACTGATGCTAACAGATTAGCTGTTACTGGTTCCAATGGAGCTAGTACAACGTCTGTTACGTTTGTAGATACGACAGCAAACGTCCCAGGCATTACTGCCATTGGCGGTTTTGAAATGGCATCTATGATCACGATAACATCATCTGCTGATGACTCAGCTCTGACTGCGACGATTACAGGAACTGATATCTTCGGTTATGCACAAACTGAAGACAAAACAATGGGCGATACTACTGTTGTAAGTTCAGTTAAGACTTTTAAAACTGTAACATCAATTGCGGTTTCAGGAGCAGGTACAGTAGGTACACTATCAGCAGGAGTACTTTTAACAAATGCTGTGAGTGTGTTATGTAGATCTACATTCAATGCTGATCCATTGTCTCAATCATCTACTACAAGTGGTAAGAACTTAGCTAACAATATTGTGATTCCAGCATGGTCTAGAATTACAAATATTAATTTGATTGTTACTACAGCGTTTAATCAAAACACGTTTATGCAGCTTGGAGCTAATGTTGCGCAAGCAGCTGGCTCTACTACAAATACTCATGATCTTGATTATTTTGCTGGAGCAAGTTCAGGAACCGATGTTAAAGCCGTAGGCTCTAGACATATTCCTGTGTATTTTGTTCAAACTACAGCACAGTCAAAAAACTGTATGAATGTCTCTGACGACGATGCTTCAGGATATGAAGTAGATAAAGCAGTCGTAATGACGATTAATTGTGCAGCGGCACCTTCAGCTGGTAATGCAGTACTTGATATTACTTGGTTGCAGAAGATCAATAACACGAACTAATAAATTATTCTAAGCCCCTTCGGGGGCTTAGAGAATTAGGGAATTGAATTATGGCAAACGTATCACAGGTAAAAAGTAAACAGATTTTATACGGAGCAGATGTTGATGCTGTTTCTGCATCAGGAACTGC